GGCTTATCAGTCTCATTCTTCGTCCTCCATAAATTCCGGTTCAACTGCTGCCGATTCAAAATCTTCTGAATTAGCACCGTTAGAAATCTCCTTTTCGACTTGCTCCTGCATCGTTTCCAACGGATATTCTTTAAAATCTCCGTCAATAATTTCTTCTTTGGTATAAAGTCCCATTGTAAGTTCCGGACAGTTCAATCTTGCAAAAAATGATGCGGCTCGATATCGCAACATCAACTGTGGCATCGTCTTCCACTTTGAACCGTTTTTCTTTGTCCACCCCTCGGCATCTGCCATATCCATGTCAACTACCATGCCGTCAATTCTTCTTCCTGCTTTCATCGTCCAACACTGGCAAGAAAAAGGCTTACCGTTTTTCTGCTTTTCATCGTACTGCAATTCGATATCATAATTTCCGCTATTGTTTACCTGCGCAATCAAAAACTGTGCGCTCCAGCAAGGCTTTCCTTGGATGGGATAAAGATTCTGCATTACCATCATTGGGCTTACTTTCATTCTTTGCGCCTGCTCAATAGCAATCAAACAGTTTGACGAATTGTTCTGGTATATCGCTGGAACAATAGTCGATGCTGACAATGCCTTTGCCATCTGCATCGCCATAACAAAATTGTCCGATGTTCCAAAAATACCAAGACTATAATCCGTTACCTTGTTGTTATGTGCCGCTACTTCCTTTTTTTCTTCCTGTACAACTACTTCATTCTTCTCTGCCATGTTTTCTACCTCTCTTCCTTTACATATTTAATAATTCCAACCTTTTCTCCATCTGGAATCTCATCGCAATCTCTTATCCTTATAAGCATTTCCTTATCTACAAAAGGTGAATACACTATAGGGAAACAACAACCAAGCTGGTCTTCGACAATCGGAACCTCTGGAGATGCGCTTCCATCTTTAGCACGAATGATAACAGTATCTCCGACCTTTAACGGTCTTCCGTAGCAATCGACAAGGTTTGTTTGTTTTCCAATAGTTCCATAATTGACTTTAAAAACCTTCGTACATTCAAGATGTGGCTTAAATTCATTTTTTTTAAGAAATTTTAAGCCAGGTTCTCCGACCAAGCAGCACATCTCCCGATTGGTGTCATCTTGAATTACTATTCCTTTGTAATCATAAAACTCAAGGTCTCCAATTGCGACAATTCTTCCAGTTAATCCATTTGGAGGAAGAGATCCATAAGTATATCGAGTTGCAGTTTTTAAAGCAATTTTATTTTCGATAAAGAAATACTCATTACTTGTAAACGAATATCCATTATCAATAACCTCTACAATATCTCCAACCTTAAATCCCATAATCATTCCTCGCTTTCTCTTAAAATTTCTAATTCACGTTCTGCTCTTTCAAGATGCTCTTTAGCACCATTTACTTTTGCCTCTGCCGCATTAACGAAAATTTTCTTGGCATATTCAAAATTTGGCTCCGTAAGGATAACGTTATCCCTCAAAAGTTTTCCGATGTCATCCTTTCTTATTCTGGAAACAAAATTTGGAAACACACCACTAACAGATTGATAGGTTTTCTGTTTTTCCTCTGCCTCGCAAACGGTAACTACAACACCCAATTTGTTACAATAACCATTTATTGTGTTTGCCGTGTAAAAATACAGTTTCATATCACACCTCCTTGATTTCCAGTTCCGCATTGTTTGATACTGCCAACATAATCAACTGGCTTTCCACCATTTCAGCGACTTTTTTCTGATTTTCCTCGTCCAATGATTCCAAATCATCCAACCAAATCGGACAATTTATACCGCTGATTTTTTGAATCGAACGACAGATATCTACTCTGCCAAGGATTCTGTTTCCCTTGTTGGACATCGTTGTCAAAATAGACTTGCCGTCAATCATCGGAACGCAAACGGATTTATAATTTCCGTTCTTGGCGGTTTCGAACAACTGCCAATTGACAATTCCAAACTTAGAATTGATTTCTTCCGATAATTCCTCGTTTTTGGCTTTCTCCAGTTCTTTCAGCAAATCCAAGATTTTCTCTGCATCTGCCTTTTCCTGTTCTTTGTCAAATTTGGACTTTTTCAATTCTTCCAACCGTATTTCGTCTGATTCCGTATTAGCAGCAGAAATTTTTCTATCCACTTCTGCCAATTCAGAACGGATTCGTTCTTCTTCTGTTTTTAATTCCGTTTTGATGTCTTTGAGATCCTGCATCTTCTTCATCGAATCTTCTCGATCAGCAATTTTTGATTCAATCTCTTTGTATTTGTCCGACTGCTTGACATCAATTGGCTTGATAGATTCCAATTCTTTCTCAACTGAATCGTATTCAGCAGTCAATTTTTCCGATTCCTCATTTTTCTTTTGAATATTTTCCTCAATGTTTTTCAAGAGGATTTTTGAATCGTCAATTGCTTTCTTTAAGGCATTCCCTCTTTCCACAATCTGTTTCAATTCATCCGCTTTGTGGCTTTCAAATTCTGCCCGCATTTCCTCTTTTTTTTCTTCCGGGTATTCTTGACCGCAATAAGAACAAGCAAGGCTTGATTCGTCAAATTTCCGCTCATTTGCAATCTTCCATAACGTTGCCTGCTCGTCTTTCTTCCGCTTATTGTCCGCGATCAGTTTGGTTTCAATTGCCAGATTACTGCTCAATCGCGCCAACTCGCCCTTGCATCGCCCGATTTTTCCAAGAATTTCGTCTTTTTTGTTCTCCAGACTGTTCTTTTTTGCGGCAATTTCTGAATTGGCTTTCTGCTCCATGCTTGACAATTCGAATTTCAGATTCACAACATCGTTGACCGCGTTCTCAAACCTATCAATCAATTTATCATTGTCTACCTGCACCTTGACATTGGCATCAAATTTTGATTGCAAATCTTTTTTAAGCAATTCCAAATCAGAAACGTTGGTTTCCTGCTTTCTGGCGATATCTCTCTGCTTTTCTTCAATCTGCCCCTTTAATATAGGAAGAGATTCGTCAACGTCTTTCACTTTCTTCTGATTCATCGCCTTGATTTCCTCTGTGGTGTAGTTTTCCAAAAGAGAAGAAAGTTCCTGCAATCCATCCGTTTTCTTGGCAATATCCAAATCAGTCGTAGAATCTGCCGTCTTAAATAAAAAGTCTCGAATATCAGCCGGTTTCTGATTCAGAAATCCATTGATATTGGTTGACATTTTCAGCACGGACATATCAATACCAAGATATTCCTCAAACTCTTTCTTTGTCTTTGGAACATCGTTTATGTAGTATTCGTTATTGTCCTTGTAAGTAGCACCGTCTTTGGAATGCTTGCGCTTCTGTACTTTCTTCATAGTTATTTCTTTTCCATCCACGTCAAGTACCAATTCCACGGAAACGTCCTTGTCCTCAACCGGATTTCCGTCAACCTCTCTGCGCACCTTTGGATTGCTTCTCAATTCGTAGTCGCAATCAAACAAGCACCACATAAAGGCATTGACAATTGATGACTTCCCCTTGCCGTTCTTTGCCAAAATTTTGGCAATCTGCGGAAAATCAAGCATTACCGCCATGTAATACATGAAATTTTCCAGAATCATTCTTTTTAACTTAATTACCATCTTGCTTATCCTCCTTAACCTCTACAAATTTCCCATTCTCTAATCTGTAGAATGTATCTGCTTTAATTATTTCTCCGTCAACAAATTTCGTTTTTACGCATTTCGGAATCCATCTATCTTTTTCAAAAGATCTTTCCCATTCAGAAAGAGTAATCCAACTTCCTTTCTTTGCTCTCACAATTGAATTGTGACCTGCGCAACATATTACTGAATCTTCTCCTTCTGACGTGA